CCTTCGGATGACCCACGATAATACTGGTAGAAAGAACCTAGTAATAGCAAGGCATTACGCCTTACGTGCCATATTATTACGGACATTAACCTGTAATTGTCTACGTAAGTATAGGCCAAAGGTTTTTGTAATAGCACCTTCTGCTTCTTTTTTAGCAGGGAAAATTGGATTGTAGTTAACTGTCTGCTGTGCAATAAACAATGCCCTTAGTTTAAAGTTCCTTTCCCTTCTATATACACCTGCTGGTCTATTACCACCAATAGGTTTACCAATAAAGATATTATTACCAGTATTATTTCCTGTACCAATAGATTTATATATCTTGTTGATAGTTGTCTTAGTTATGTTGCCATACCTATCACGCTTAACTGCTGTTGTTGGTACAAGTCTAGAATTAGGTGGTATGTTCTTGGCTGTGCTGTGTCTAACAAATAACGCATCATACTTTTGTTTACTGTCACCACCAAAGATACTACCGCCTAAATACCTGTCCTGATTGTATGGTCTGTCCTTAGTTTTTATTACAGATGTTAATGTAGACTTCTTAGCTACTGTTGCTCTAAATCCTTTCTGTGTAGATGGTTTTGGTCTGTCCAGGTAACGTCTTGATGAACCTGCAAGTGTATTAAGTGCAGACTTTTGTTTACTACCTGCTATAAACTTAGAGCCTTGTACAGAAGCATTGATAGCCTGTGCTATAGAGAATGGTAATTGTTTTGTATGTTGGTTAGTCCACTTTATAGCAGTTGGTAGTTCTGATTTAATGTCTAACCTTATAGCCATCAGAAAGGAATTGTAGCTGTTTCTAGTTTACCTTCTTCTGTTTGTTCACGCTTCTCAGGTAATACAAAATTATTGACATTTACTCTTAACTGTTTTCTTTTTTGTCCATCATCTGTTTCATAAGTTGTATATTCACCGTCACCTGATACTGCCACAAGGCTACCTTTTTTGTAGGCATCTACAATTAGTTCCCATCTTTTGCCCCATACTTGGCAATCAATAAAAGATGTTCTGTCTCTGCCATGTGATACAGCTATTGTGAAAGATGCTAGATCATAAGCACCTGCTTTTTTATATTCAGCGTCTTTAGTTAAACGCCCTGCGATTGATACATTAAACATTGTTATCAGGTAGATAGTTTGAGATCAGGTAGTTAATACCTGATGAGTAGGAATAGTTGTTAGCTTTGCACCAATCTCTAAATTTTTTGTGATTAATGTGCGTAAGTTTTGAAGATACCAGAAAGCGGTTTTTCCAGTTAGAAGCAGCAACATCAACAGGTCTAGTTTCAAGAGGTTCATCAATCATGTGTTAACAGCAAGCCATTCTTCTATAAAGGTAACGTGTTTAGGTTTTGTTATGTTATCTGATAACTTTTTGTTTCTATCAAAATCAAACTCTATATATAAGGCATCTGCAAGTGTGTTGTAGAGTTTTTTATCTTTAACAAGTAGCTTACCTACTATCTGTAAGTAGTATTGTTTAGTTTCATCATCTAATAATGTAGGCATGCCAACTGCCTTGTTTTTGTTTATAGGTGTTACTTTGTTTTCTTGTATGTCAGGGTTATATACCTGTCCGTCATGGTCTGGAATACCTGCTGTAAGGTTTAACAATCCAAGTAATAGATAGCGTTTAAAGTAAGTTAATGCCTGACCTGTACTATATAATTCATTTTTAGCAATACCTTTTGGTAAGAGTATTTCACTAGGCGGTAATGACTCACCAGATATATGCAGAAGTTGTACAGAAAGAATATTTTTATCTTCTTCTATTTTTGTTGTGTTCGTAATTATTAAACCATTTTTTGCCAGTACAGGATTTACAACAGAAAGTACACCAGATAGATCAGCAAACTTACCATACTGTGCATTGGCTTCTTCTTTAATTGTGCCTACTTCTTGTATGAACTTACATAAGGCTGCTGTTATTTCTTTTGTCATTAGTTTTTTTTATAAATTTTGTTTTGTAGATTTTCTAATTGGTCACATAAATCTTCGTCTTTTTTTTGTAATGCATAAGTCCAGAATTTACTAATAGACCTTTTTACTAAATCAATTTCCTTATCATTAAACAAATATGATTTCATTGTTCTTTCTCTGTCTTTTTTACTTTTCTTTCTTCTAAATCTACAAAAGGGTCTAACTCTTCCCACTTTCCATTAACTCTATTTCTTAACTTTTCTGGTTCATTTGGATTAAACCATAACGCACCTTCTGGTATATTTTTTGTTTTTGGTTTATTCCATACAGAAGGTAAATTGTTTTCTGTCATTTACTAAATATATTTGCCTTAATATAGCTAAGGTTTACCCTTATGGCAATCATGGGTGTTAATAATTTGTCTTAATCGTTCATTATCAGCTATTACTTCTGCCAGTAGTTCATAGGGGTCATTTATCCCTGCTAACTCTGTTCTTAGCATTTTTATACGTCTATTTCTTTTTGACAATGTACAGGACATTGCATTAGTTAGACTTATGAGTTAACGATAACATATATATGGTGTTTGTAAAGATTTAATACAATCCATATAGCGTTACGTTGATCTCTTAGTTTTTAGATGGTCTATTAATGTACAAATATTGTTTAATTATTGACCAATTTATGAACACTTTACGGCCATCTTTGGACAGGGACTTAATTACTAAGATCCTAGAAATAAAGCCAAAATACATTACAACAACTGCATTTTTAAATCTGCTTTTAGAAGATGCGTACAATGCAAGATGCAAAAATGAAAAAAATATGGCACTATATATACATAAAGATAATAAGTTTGAAAGTAAGAAATTAGACAATAATAGCTTAGATAAAGAATTAGAAAGAAAAGAACAAAAAGAAAAAATTAATAAAAAAGAAAAACAAGAAAAGAATATACCAGATGATTTAAAACACTTGAAAACTCTTATAGATGACTTTTGGAAAGTTAAGAAAGGTAGTAAGTCAATACAGGCATGGAAATTACAGATAACAGAATATAGAAAGTTCATAGATAAATATGGTGAACAGGTATTAAGAGATCAACTAGAAGCAGGTATTCTTGCAGGTACATGGAAGGGTCTAAAAATGAGTCATTATGAAGAACAGATGAAACGTCTAAAAAGGTTTGATAAAGAACCAGAAAAAGAAGTTATACACCCTGCTCAAAGGGTTGTACAGTTTGATGAAATGGGGAATTTAATCTGATGGATAGCTTATTCGGTGGTGGTGCAAAAAAAACACTACGCATGATGGTAAAAAAAGGTCTTATTACAGTAGAAGATCTAGATACACCGCCTGATGGTTGGTTTATTGCTATGGGTTATGACAGAGAAAATAAAACAGGCAAGTGGAAACGTATTTTGCGTACAGAATGTGGTTCCAGGCCGTCATTACCTGTACATAAACTGCCAAAGTATAGAAATAGTCTTACAGGTAAAATAACTTTTGATCCTGTGGAATATGAAAAAGAAAATTAAAGATATTCTTGTACAAGATCCTTTTGTAAAATTTTATCCAGAACCACATAAGTATTACGATTTAAAACGTAAATGCTATGTAGCAAGATCTGTTAGTGATGTAGTAAAAACAAGTGATTTTGTTAGTAAAAATATGGAACAGGCTGCTATACGTGGTACTGCAATACATGAAGCTGCACAGATATGGTGTGAAACAAAAGATAAGACATTAGCATTAGCGTATGCAAAGGAATATAGACAATGGGTAGAACATTTAATTAATTATCGTATGTGGGATACATGGGATTGTGTTGCTAATGAGTTACGTATGGTGGATAGAAAAAGAGATATAGCAGGTAGTTTAGATGCAGTATTACAACATAAGGAAACAGGTGTTTTATGCCTTGCTGATTTTAAAACCCAAGTTAAATACAGAAAGAAAAACCATAGGTTACAGATAGGTGGTTATGTATCACTATTAAATCAAAACTATCCATCTGTTACTTTGTTTACTTGTAGAGTTATTTATATAACACCAGATGGAATAAAAACCCAAGAATATAACCCTGCTGAATGTATGTTTGATTATGAACAGGCAAGAAGTTTATATTTTAAAAAAGCTACTTAATTTTATGTGTATGCGGAATAACTTGGTTTGGTTTAGGTTCTAAATATACATCTGCACATACATTATAAAAGGGGCTGTCTTCTGTTACACGTATACCATTAGCAAGTAAAGATCCACATTCACGTATTCTTGCTATCTGCCAATCTAAACGCTTATTTTCTAATATCTGTTGTTGTAATTTTACCTGTGTTGTAGCAGCCTTTTCACAGGTAGATTGTAATGTGCGATCTAAGGGAATAGTAAAATTAAGACTAAAACCACTATTTAACGCATAACTATCTTTATTTGTACCGCTATAGTTCTGTTGATAAAAAAGAATATCACCAGGATTATCAGGTACACCATCATCATTTGCGTCTGTAGGATCATAAAATGGTGTTTCATAGTAGTCTCTATAAGGTTTTCTATAGTTAGCACCAAAGGTAACAAATGGGCTAAATGATAAAGTTGCACCCTGACATACAATATTATTTCCAAACTGCTGAGTGGTCATATTGCCATTTATTGATTGTATAGCCATATTCGTAACGGAACCATTATTTGATTGTGAAACAGCATTAGCAAATGCTTCTACAGGTATTATTCCTATTGTGAGAATACAGAAGTAGTAGTAACAACGCTTTCTGATTCTATTGACCTGTTTATTACTGTTACATTTTGAAGGCCAGGTGCTTTGTATGTTTCTGTAAACTGAAATGCATTTCCTTCTGATACTGTCCAGTTTGGTTTGTTGTTTAGATTTAGTCCTGTCCATGTATATACCTGTCCATTTACAGTTTCATTAATTGATGTGGCATCAGGTGAAATGCTATTGCTATCACCCATAGATACACCAACCCCTGTAACTGTATATTCATATCCTGTAGAAAAATCTGTTGATGTAATTGTTTCTGTAATAGATGTTGTACTGTTTGTGGTGCTGCTAGTCGTTCCTGTAGTAAAGGCAGGTGTAATTGGCTGTGATTTAACAGGTATGGCATATAGAAACAGTAGCATTATAAATTTTTGCATTCATTATTTTGTAGTTACCTCAGTTACAAATTGTCCTGTAGTTATAGAACCTGCCCCACCTGGATCTAAGTCTGTAATTGTATGATCTGAACCAATAGTTACATCAAATCCTGTACCTACACCTGCATCTGTAGAGGTCACATTACCAAAATTATTTACATCACCAACATCTAAAGTACCTGATTGCATGGTATCAGGTTGTAATAATGATTCTGTTAAAGACCAGTTTGTAGCATTAGAATTAATAGAATATTGCCCTGCATCAAAAGTTACTGCATTAGTAGTTGAGTTAACGCTAAAACCGCCTAACTGATCTCCTGAGTTAGATGTACCAACATTAGTTCCAGATGCACTATAAGAACCACCTAGCCTTTCTACCTGCGTACCTGCTGCATTTACCTGTATTGACACAGATGTCGTTAACTTACTGGTTACGTCACAATAAGCTGGTGAAGAAAATAAAAAAATAAAAGGTAGTAGTTTTTTCATGTTTTTGTTTTGGGGTCTACTTCTTTTACACCAATAATTTTAATGGGTTCTTGTATTATTCTTATAGTTTGCACGTTTTCATTAGAGTTTGCAACACCTTTACCCTCTTCTATCTTTTCATCTTTCTTTTTTTTACCGCCTGGTGTGATATTAAAAGTTGCTAAACACCCTGTAAATACTGAAGCTATAAATGTTATATCTTTAACTTCTCTATCTTCTGTAAGACCAGGTATTGTTATGTAATTAAGGCTGATAATAAAACCAGCCCAGACCATTACACCTAACCTAATGAACGTGCCTAATATTTCTAGTTGTTCTTCTTTATCTTCAAATTTTTCTTTTATTTTTTGTAGAGGATTTTTAGATTTTTGCTCTGACATGGGTTTTTAATCTATAATAACTGTAGATCAAGGTAAGGAAAAGTGATAGAAGTTATAGCCGCTACATCTGGTGCATTGCTTACTGCGTGTTTCATATCAGTCGGTTCTGTGTCTTATAGAGGTAGGCAATCAAGGGATGATTTAGTAAGAAATACAACAGCAATAGAATTATTAACAACAAAAATAGATGATATGCATGATGACATGAAAGAGGTATTTCATAGACTAAAAGAAGTAGAACTAGCTGTAGCAGAAATAAAGCCTAGAAGGTAATAAAAGGCTATCTAGCTTTGCAATGGGGATTAGACAGCCTTATAGATGACCATATTAAATTTAACGCTTAGAATATGTTTGTAAAGCAAAACAAAGCTATGTACAAAATTTTAAAGCCTATACTGCTACGCTTTCTTTCTACGACAGGATGCAAAAGGTTAATTATTGATCTATTACGTGTAGTTTGTAAACAGACTACAAATACATTGGATGATAAGGCTGTTGATATGTTAGAACAGCAGTTGTTTCCTAAATTAAATTAGACAATAAAAAACCCCTTAGTAGGGGCTGTGTATGTGTTGTATGTTTTGTTTATGCAAATGAACTGTATAAACCATTTTCATACTTAACAACTAAAAATGTTTTTGTACCTCTTGGCTTTCTTACTGTAAATTGTGTTCTGTCGTTACCTTTGTGTGTATAGTTTTCTGCTTTTAGAACTACGTATTGTCTGTTTCTGATTGTGATTGTGTTTGTCATTTGGAAAGCCTCTCGGTTGTGTATATATATAGTATATAACTAGGGTATACCCCTATAAAGGTTATGTTACGAACTTGTAATAATTAGTCAGGAGATCGATCAAGTCCAACACTTGCCCTGTCTTTCCTATGAATTGCAATAGGTTTTTTATAACTTTCAAGTTAGGGTATCTCACAAACCTAACTATCAGGCTTCCCGACTATTTTTATTTTCTTACCTCCTTAATATTTATTAAATCCATTTTTTTCTAAAACATTATAAAATTTAACTATATGCTTGTATTTCATATGAGATAAACAAATATTTATAATGTCATTTATTGCGTCATCTTTATAAAAAGCATCAATATAGTATTTTTTTAATCTTTGCATACACATTTTATAAATCTGTGCATAATGTTCTTTTTCTAATTTCTTTTTATTCATTTGTTTATCTCCTTAGAATACTGACCTTTTTCTATTAACCAATCAAACTTATCAATCATATTTTTACAGTTTTGACATTGTAAAGCTGACCATGAAAGATGATAAACTCTGCCTATGTTTTTGCAGTTAGGGCATTGTATTTTAGCCCCTGCATAGCGTTTACATCTGGAATAACGTGTAATAGGTACAAATGTAGTCACTTGTTTACCTCCTTACAGGCTAGTTCTATACCTGCATTACAATCTGTAACTGTCATGTCATATAGAGAAGATGAGAGGGCTGTATAAAACAACCCTGACGCTGCTAACATCATTAGAAAGTTTTGCATAATTAGTTACCCTTGTAGTTTGTAATTCTTACCATGTGTTTTTTAGGAAACGTATTATATTTACCTATTTCACTTTTAAATTCTTTTGGTGCATCTACAATAGTGTAGTCAGCTATTATGCCTAAAGGACTCATTCTAAAATTTTCTGCATCAGAATAGATAATGCCTAAGTCACTATCAGCAGTTTTGTAAAAGTTTCTAGTCATTTGGAAAACCTCTCGGTGTTGTGTACTCCTTAAATATACATTAGGGGTATACCCCTGTCAAGTAATTAGAATAAACTTAGTTGTTCTACAGGTATAGGTAATCTGTTTTCATCACCCCATTGATCTCCAAATGCATTTGCAATTCCATCAAATGTCATGCTTCTGTTCTTTGCATTATTATCTTTTGCATACCAGGCAGGTAATTTTTTACCACTAGGAGATATATAAAACTCACCCTTATCTACTATTTTTGTAGGTCTTAGTAATGGTAAATTTTTTAACCATAAACAGGTAGATTTCTGAAAAGGGTCACCAAATTCATAAGGTTGTATTATCTGGTCTGGTGGCCTTATAGCACTACTAATAACACTAATAGGATTTTCTATACACCATCTAGGTATGTTGCAGTTCATAAGTAAACGTACAAAATCCAATGCTTCTTTCTGTTCTTTCTTTTTTCTATAAAAGTGTTTAGCACCACTACAAGCCAAATGTTGACAGCTAGGATGAGCAACCATTATATCAAAACCATCATCAATAATATCTCTTACATCACCTTGATAATGTTTGCCTGGTCTTTCTGTAGGTAAAAAATCACAACTTATAGCATCATGTCCATTTCTAATAAAACTGTCTCTTGTTTTACCACTATATTCACAGGCAACTAATACTCTCATTTATTTTTTTTATATACCTCTACATCTGTTTTACACTCTGCACAATGTAAATACGTTATAAAATCATAAGTATCATCTAATTCATATTCTTGCGTATCGCTGATAATTAATTCTTTTTTACAGTAAAGACAATTCATTTTATTAATCTTGCATACTGTTCAATAGTCATAACAACACGCCAGTTATCTCCTTCTTTGCATCCTGGTCTTTTATTAAACCTGACCATAGTAATAGCATGTTCTACATTTGCATTTAGTCGCTGTTGTTCTGCTTCTCTAGGCTTTCTTAATACCGCTTCACTCTTATTTTTCATATCACATACCTGTACAACAGTATTAGGTATACCAGTTAAATCACCTTTATCTTTATCCTGACCTGCACCAAAACGCCTTTCTACAATATGCCCTGTAGCTGCTGTTAAATATATACAGGCTTCTCTTTCAGCCCTGTCTCCCTTATTCTTTTGTGCGTTCATTTTTCTAAATCATGTATTTTTTTCTTTAACGCATCATATTGCACTACATATTCCTTTGTTTTAAATTCTGATTCATGGGTAAACATAAACCTATCATTAAGTTCACCTAACTGTTTATATAGATCCTCTATTAACTGTAATTTCTTTTCTCTAAATTCTTTTGTTAAAGGATCTTCTTGTTTAGGCTGTTTAGTCCAATCAGCTACCAATCCTAAAAGCTCTTTTACACGTTGTAGTGCATTTATTACACGTTCTGATGTTTTCATCTTATAGCCCATGTATATTGTGTTTCTTTTTTCTTTGCAATGCCTTCTTCTCTTTCATGTTGCTCCTTAGATTCTATAGCATTTGTCATGTCTTGCTTAAATTGTTCTAGTTCATCACTATAAGACCATTTCTCAGGTTTACGCCTTCTTTCTGCCTTAACACCTTCTATAGAAAATGTTGACATAATAAGACCTTCTTCAAAATAGCCCTCTAATATTGTTTTTCTAGCGTCTATCTGTTCCTGACATACTTTCTTTTTATTTTGCCAATCTTTTAACTGTTTTAACAGTTGTTCTGGTTGTGGCTTCATAGGTTAAAAACTAAATTCAGAATAAGTAGTTGGTTTGTAATCATCAGGTAAATGATATAGCCATTCAAGAAACATTCTTGCAGCGTTCATAACATGTTGATCATCAAACTTAGACAGCCATTCTTCCCTTTCTATTGCTTCTAGTTCTTCTTCAAAACTCATAGCCTTAGATAGTAAACAATAACAGCTTTTCTAAGTATGGGGTATACCCCTACATTATGCAAGCCATATATTAATACTAGCTTTTTTTTCTAGTTGTTACTTTCTTTATTAAATTTTTAATCAGGGGTTTAATTATATTAAGAATTAAGGGTGATGTAGCTGCTACAAGTGCTATTGCTCCTGTTGAGATTATGGTGCTTATTTCTGGTATATAAGATGACTGAAAAGGGACTAATTCCCAGATGATATTACAATCAATGCCATTTTCGCCACGTTCAAACGCCTTCACTCTTTCTAATTTTTTGTCATTAGCAAATGAACCTACTCTTAATGCAGATTTAGGATCTGGACATGGTGGTATAACTATTTCTTCTTTTGTTTCATTCTTAGGTATTTCTGGTGTATTAGTTTGTGGTGTATCAGTTGTATTTATATTAGATGGTTTAGCTTCTTCTACTATTTCTAATTTTCTAGGGTTGTAGTCTATTGGTATATAAGAAGGAATAGAACTGCCATCAGGACAAGTATAGAACGCACCATTAGGATCATCATTTACTATCTGTGTATTTTTTATAGATATATCTCTATGCGTCTTTACACAACCAGGCATACCAACATCAGGTAAGGGTATGTTTAGGCTTTCATTTGTTGCAGGTATATATGTAAAAACTTTAATTTCAGGTACTACTATTTCTGGTATTTCCAATTATTTAAATGGTAATGGTATAGATTTACCAGTTGTATCAGGTATATTGTTATCTAATATAGATGGCATAAGCCCCTGCACATTTTTTAGAACTTTATTCATCATTTTGTTCTGAAATTGTGGTGACGTAAGATATTTGTAGCCAAAATATGATGCCCCTAAAGTGCTAGTGATTAAAATGAATGAAGCTATACTTAAAATGTTAGCAATTTTTTGAAACATGGTAAAAGATGCAATTATTAAGGCAATAAGCCATACATTAATTATATCTATGCTTTTAATAATACCAACTATTGCACCTTTATATCTAATAACGTCTTATATGACTAGACAAATAGAAAAGGTTAATTAATCAGCAGCTTCGGCTGTATTTCCCTCTGCTACCCAAGCAAGGTAATCTTGGTAGTCGGTGTTTGCTTCGTTAAAAGGTATAACTGTAAGTTTGTAAGGTTCTGAATTACCCTCTTGTATTTTGACGGAATCAACAACACCATCAGGATTTTTAATTAATTTATAAATTGGATTTGTTGGATAAGCCATAGTTAAAGTTCTGCGGATAAATGTATATAAGCAGCATTTTCATTAAAGTGTAATCTATAAGCCTGACCTGCTGTAAGCCCAGATAAAGACTGATTAAATAGAAGTGCAACTCTAGGACTAGCCTGATATATACTGAAGCTGTCAAAAGTGTCATTATTATTACTATTTATCACTTTAAAATAATCAGTACCACTTCCTTGAACTAAGGAGGGAGAAGCTCTCATAACGGGGTAATGGATGGTGACTTCAGCCTGACCATTATGATAAGCAAAACCAGTTGCTAATTGAGCCGTACTACCACTATCTCTAGCATCAGCATAAACATAGTAGTATCTTTGACACCTCCTTAATTCATCTGCAAAGCTCAAATGCTCAAAATCTGTTGCCACGCTGCCTACTTCTAATTGAACTCCTGTAATTTCAAATGTTGCATCATTTGTTGTGTACCATGTGCTTGTCATGTCCTTTATTTTATTAGAACTATTCCATGCTGCCCAAGTATTTTCAGTATGAGAAGAAGTTGAGTAATCAGTTCCCTCAAACATATAAAACCCTATTGCTAATCCCCTTGTATTATCATTATTAAAAATTAAATTACTATTTCCAGGTATCGAATGTGTAATCTTTGTCCATGTATCAGCAGTTAAATTACCTCCACTACCATTATCAATCTGATAAGAATACATATATGAATCACCAGCACCAGCTTGATTGGTATAGAAAAAACCTGTAAATTTTTGAGCAACACTTGACTTAACCCAATAAGAAATTGTTATATAACTTGAAGAAGATTTAAAATTCCAACCGCTATTGGAAATGTCTTGATCTTCTAAATATTGATAAAATTCCAAAAAATCAGCAGCACCAGCACCACTTGTTTGGTTTCCGTTTGTTATTTTTAATGCTTTTTTAAATCCTAAAGTATATGGTGTTGTTCCACTTGCAACATCAACCTGTGCTTGTGTAGGTGCTTCATCTGTACCACCATAAGAAAATCTAAATCTATCAATTAGATAGTCATTAGCTGTAGATGTTGTACCACGTTGAGCCACTTGCATAGCTCCGTTAATTATTAAATTACGATTACTTAGGTTATTAGTAATATTGGCAGTACACGTTCCATCAGTATTGTTGACAGTAATAGCAGCACTACTAGCTCCTACCCCTTTTATCGAATTTACTTTGATCTCTGACATAATTAACTAGGTTTTGGGTTGTCGGTTTTAACTTTTTCACAAGCTGCATAATACGCTTCTAGTTTAGTCGAATCTCCCTTACTATTCCAATACATAGCGTCTGCAAAGTCAGTTAAAGGTGGGTAAAGAACTTTTCTATCGTCCTTGTAACCATTAGCATCTTTGTACGCTTTAGCAGCAGCTTCTTCAGCATCTCTAGCAGTTTCTTCCTCTGCGGTAAAAGCAATTCGTTCTCCGTTAACTAATTTAAATCTTGCCATTATCTTTTAACTCCATAAAGTGTGTAGCAGTACTTATCAAAGTCTCCCGAACTTGTTACTAATTTAAATCCATCAGTATCAGTATCATTTTCATAATATAAAGTCCCACTTTCTAATCTATAATTACCGCTACTATCCAGTCTATTACCAGCCCAACAAGCATAATTGTTAGCCCCTGCATAATCGTTTGATGTTTGCATAACTATATCCATTACAAATCTCCAACCTTCTAAACTGGCATTTCCCGCACCATTATGTATCCTTGCAGTAGAATCATTGAGAGCCATTTCTTCAAAATGAGCTGAACTGCCTGATACACCAATTATTGCCCATGCATAATAGCTTGATGATATGACATTAGAACCACTCATAAATTGAAATCTTACTTCCTGTCCATCTGTAGCAGGTATCCCTGCAAATACCAATTTAAAAGCTTTATATGTTGTTATATCTAAACTTTGAAAATCAATAGAAGCTACGTTAGTCGTATCATTGACATTTGATAATTTAACAAAATCAGCCGTTTCATTAGTGCTAGTTAAAAGGGTTCCATCTGCAACGTCAGGAAGAGTTATAACTCGGTTGTTACTAGAAGATGAAGGTGCTTGTAAGCTGAAAGACCCACCACCTGATGCTGCGTTTAGTTTAATCTTTGCTGTCATTTATCCAGCCTCCAGGGCAGCTACTTTTGTTTCCAATACTTCAATTTTAGCAACAGCTTCCTGTAATGCAGCAGTAAGTAAAGGTACAAGTTTACTTTGATCTATTCCTTGATAAATAGGATTATTTTCAGAATCAACTTCATCTTTAGTTCCTGATATAGCCTCTGGAACTGCTGTAACTTCATGTGCCAAAAATCCATCTACTGTTGTTTCTTTATTATCTTTAAAATTAAATCTTGATGGTTTAAGAGTTTTTAACCTTGTAATTCCATCAGAAATAACAGTAACATTTTCTTTTAGTCTGTAATCAGAAGAGGTGTTATAAGATGTGGAACCTCCATTCGTTGTAATGTTGCCTCGGCTACTTCCACTACTACTATCTCTAAATTCAAAATGATATCTAGTTCCAGAATCTCCAATATTCCAAGAATTGTAAACTGCGATACTTGCTGCACTACTTTTTGCTAAAACCAAAGCACTTTGTGCGTAAGCAGAATTTGTACCTAGTAATATTCTACCAGAAGTATCAATACGCATACGTTCTGTATTATCATTTGTTCTAAATTTAATCTGTTCAGCAGCTAATGATAAATCCTTATAATCACTAGCCGAGCGACTATAACATTGAATGTAACTTTCTGAAGCACCCATTGAAAATTCAATTCCAGTACCACCATCACTGTCTTGTACAACAAATTTTGTTTGTGGATTTGTGCTGTTTACACCAAAATTTCCATTACTATGAAATCTTGCTTTTTCACTTCCACCGACATTAAAAGCTAAAATGTCTGATCCAAAATTTATTCCTGTATTACTATCTGTTCCTGTTATTGCTGGTGCGGAAGCTGATCCATCAACTCCAGAAATACCAGTTGTACCGTTAATGTTTAAAGCCATAATTAAAGAATAACAAGTAAACTGCCAGATGGCACGGTCACAGTGACACCACTATTTATAACAGGACTTACTGTGTGTGCATTTTTTCCTGATGTTATCGTATAATTTGTTGTTACGTTAGTGTCTGATTCAAAAAATACCTCATCATTACCTCCTCCCGTAGCTCCAGCACCGCCTCCCACAGCAGTAAACTCAGTTCCGTTATATATTTCAGCAGAAGTGGTCGTACTGTTGAATCTGAAGTCTCCTGTAGAAGGTGAACCAGGTCTTTGTGCTGTAGTTCCAACAGGTATTTGTAAAGCTGTTGTATAATTATGTATAACATCTCCAGTAAATGTTGCTCCTGCAACTGGAGCTAGACCTAAATTTGCCTGGGTTACATTACCAATCTCGATATATCCATTGTTTGCTGCATTTCTAATTTTTAAAAGGTTAGATGTTGTATTAACAGATAATTGAAAAGCTACATTTGCACTAGGGTCACTACTCCCACTATTTAAGGTTTGTATTGCACCTAAAACAGCATTAATATCACTTCTTACATTTGCACCTGTATCATTAGCTATCGTATAGTCTGTTACCTGTGACATAACTAAATTACTTTACTTTAATTTTAAGCACCTTTACCAAATCCTACCGCAGAATAGTTAAAATTTCTACTAATACTTGCATTTGATGAGTTTTTGAAATGCACAGTAAAACCAGTTCCAGATACGCTTGTTACTTCAAAATAATCACCACTAGCCATATTCTGTGCAGTTATACCAATAGAAGGTAGGCTACTGTTTACACCATTTAATGCAGAAGTACCTGTGAAAAAAGGCTTATCAAATACTATTGCCTTACTACCGCTACCTGATGATATGGCTGTTGCACTTTGTTCTGTTCTTCTTTGAAATGTAGCAGTATAACCTAACTGCGTAACTTTTATATCCTGTGCTGTATCTGTACTTGTTAATTTAGCTCTAAATTGTAGACCTCTTGCCTTATATGTACCGTTAGCAAAAGTTTGATAAGCACTATAGGTAGGTGAACCAGATGGATCTGTTAGTGTTGTCCTTACAAGTAGTTCTGCATTAACTTTAGTAGCTTCTGTACCATCAAAATCTGTATAGTCATCTATTAAACCTCTTGCATCTAATAAATTACTTGGTAAAAAACCTTCTGTTAGAAAATGTCTTTGCAGGTCTACAGAAAATACACCACCTAAATCTAGTGTTGTAGCAAAATCATATGTACCTAATGGTACAATTCCACCAAAATCATCTAATGAAGATACTGCATCAAAATCTGTAATATCATCAAAATTACCACCACCTACAAGATTAAGACTATTTGTAGTTGCATCAAATGCTACGTTAGTTTTTGCACCTTGAAACTTAGGACTATCTGTATCTTCTCTTCTTGTCTGTGCTAATAAAGAACCCTGAGTATCAGGTAAATCTAAAATTATAGAAGTAGAACTACCACTTAAATTACCAGAATCATCAGCAAACCTAAGTAAGTATTCACCTTCTAATCTAGGTACAATAGCTTCTGTTGTATTACCTGCTAATGCTTCTATAAGGTCTACTGAATTAGAAAATGTACCGCTACCATCTGTCTTTGTAGAATGTCTTACATATACTCTTCCACCATGTATAACATCAACATCTGTTGATAAATCCCATCTTAATCTAATTACCTTATCTGTTAAAGGTTCTGCTGTTAGATTCTGTACATTTGCAGGTATAGCAGTTTTACCAACAGCATTGAATGTTAAATCAGTAGATGTTGCACTTATTTCTAACGCTGCATTATATGCAAATACCTGTATCTCATATACACCTTTTTCTGTATTAAATATTTCGTAGTCAGGTCTGCTTACTGTCTGTGATGTGTAGTTACCATTATTAAACCTGTAGTTTACCTGATATTGTGTAACACCTACTATTGGTTGCCAGCTAATAATTAATTTTGCTACTGCCTGATTGTTTATGACTACAATTTTTTCATCTACTAATAAGTTATTAGGTGGATCTACAGGCTGGTTTAATATAGATACTGTTCTAGTAGGTAATGCAGTACCATCTTCTATAAAGGCGTATTTTTCTGGTATATAAGATAAAGCACTAATGTTATAGCTTACTGAGTCCTGTTCTTCTACTGATATAACTCTAAATTTTTGTGCAACTACTGTTGTATCTTGTATTAACCAGATTGTATTAACATTAGGTGTTGTACTAAATGCACTATCTACACTAACTACAGCACCAGATATACCTGTTACATTCTTAGTTTCTACTGTGCCATCGGGCATTATTACGCTAATTGTTGGGCTGTTTGTAGTAGGTAAATCAGTATTAGCAGTATCATCAACAGTTATGGTTGTTGTTGTAGCTGCATTAACTCTTCCACCTCTACGTACACCTGCCCTTACAGGGTCATTTATTTCTATTACTGCACCAGGTCTTAGTATTACACCGCTATCTATAGAGGTTGTAAATGTAATTACTTCACTTTCATTTTGTTCTGCAAATAAAATTGCTCTACCTAATCTTGCAGCCTGACCTCTTGAAGTACACGCAAATGCAGATACTTGTTTTATGTTAACTCCTAATTTATTTACAGCAGTAGTATCTTCTACAACTTCAAAATCTATTTCCTGTGTATCCATATTAAAGTAGGAAACACTTACTACGCTGTGTCTTTGTTTTAAATCACTACCTGTATAGCTAAAACCTTCTTCTGATACATTTGACAGGTTAAATAAATAACTTGCATCTGTTGGTTTATCCTGTGTAATTATCATTGAACCTGCTGACCATATCGGCATACAACGCATTACACCAGATAACTCATTTATTAAGTCAAATGCTTCTGCTGCACTCTGTATATTTACATTGCAAGAAAATCTAGCCTCCTGACCACCTAAACCATCATCTACAAGAGTATTTGCAAATTTTGATGCAGTAACAAAAGAGAATAAATCTAATGATGCATCTGTAATATGATTGCCTAAGCCATACCTAGTATCTGTTAAAAGGTCTAGTAATACCATTGCAGGGCATGAAGTCCAAACAGCAGCACCCATAACACCATTAAATATATAGCCAGTTGGGTATATTATTCTACCTGTTTGTAAATCAACTGTTGGTGTACCTGACCCATTAGCACCTGCACCTGGTATTCTTACTTTTATTCCACGTATCCTATATTTTCTTCTTGGTATCGAACTAAACTGTTGAGAATCTAAACGTAAAGATAGATATGCACTATCTGGATAAGTTTGCTTATCGTCTATTATTTCTGCGAAACTTGTCCATTGAAAAGCGTCTATTAATGATGTAGATGTACTGTCAGCAGTTACCCTATTAACCCTTATATCAACAGGAAAATTACCTGTAATATTTACCCTATAATCTTTCTGATATGCGTCAGCAGTTCTACCTGTAATTGTATCTTCAATAACTGTTGTAAAGCCACCACTATTATATTGAACGGCTATAGATAGTTGTACACTAGAACCTAATAAATCTCCTTGTGCTGTAGCCTCTTGTAACTGTGGAAATGTAATTGCAACTTTAACAGCATCAACATCTGTATTAGTAATACTTCTTGTAACAGGTGATGCTTTTGTTACTACAACACCTACATCAGTTGTAGATTCTGAACTTTCTATACCAGGTATATGTGTTTGATTGTTTGTACCAAAACGAGGTGTAAAGCCAACATCTTGATAATTAAAATCAGTTGTATTAGGACTAGAAGAAGATGCAGTAGATTTTAAAACAGCAGTATCATTTAAAAATACATCTTTAAGTCCAGCATTATTATATGCAGTTGTTCCTTTTGTAAGACCTTCTTTTGATGCAGTAGCGAAACCTTCTATCTCACCTTCTGATACAAGATCAAGAAAAGATGCAAACTGTTTACTGTGTAAAGTATCAGGTGTTCTCGTAGGCTGTGGTGGCTGTGGTGGTGATGGGCTGCCACCTGCACCTTTTATGATTTTAGGTTTTGTCATGCTCTCACCTGTTCAGTATCAATACCTGCACTTATTACAACACTACCTGTAAATATTTCACCATAAACTATAGGATGTGTTGTACCTGCCCTGCTTGATTGCTGTATACCACTAAAACCAAAGGATATTCTAGGATCAGATGAATTACTGACCTCTTTAGGCTTTGGTACAGGGAATAACATATCACTAACACCACTTAAAACCATACCTGCACCTATTAAACTAACTGCTGTACCTACTTTTGTTAAAATTCCACCTGCAACAGCAGCTTTACCAAAAACACTTGTAGTACCAAACGCACCTGCACCAGGAAATAAAAATGATGCACCAATTAATGCAGCACCAGTAAGTATTCTGCCAAAATTACCACCACCTGCACCAGTTATAACAGGTACAAAACTTATATCTTGTTTACCTATAGGATGCTGTATTTCTGTCTCATCTATCGCATATTCATTTACAAGTACCTTATATTGTCTGTTAGCCATATATGCTTCTGCATCAGGAAAATTATTTATTAAAAAACTAACAGCCTGTGCTACAGAATGTACTTTTATTTCAAACTGTTTATGGCCTATAAAATCAGCTAAATCACCATATAATTTAAGTTTAGTTAGCATACCTGTACCTCTTTCCTGTACATTTTAACAACCATTGATTATAAGGTTCTCTTGTACTTAGTCTATCTGCTAAATGGTGCAATACATCACCATCTATAAAAAGAGCTACATGATTTAAACCATTAGCCATTATTGACATAAATAATAAATCACCATTTTGTAATTTTTCTTCTGGTTTTAATTCCACAAAACCTGTATCTGCTGCACATCTTTCAAACATTGGATCTTCTATAAATTCTTCTGGTGTTGTAGGTCTTTGCCAATCTCTAAGTTCTATACCTTTATTTTCTTTATACCAATCTCTAACTAACGCCCAACAATCATTAACACCCCATACCCATTGTCTACCTATTAAAGGTGCTTTATATCCTGTTGGTTCACAGTAACCCCATGTTTCTGTTTTTGGGTTAACTATATGCCATTTTAATTTACTTTGTTCACACGCTACCCTATCTGCATTACTAGGTGATGGTGGTGTAACAGGGTGACTATGAACAACTGCTGTTATAACGCCTAAATTATCACAGGCTACATAATCTTCTGGATCTAAAATAAAACATTGATGACCTGTTAGTGATAAATTTCTACATGGAAAGTATTTTTCTCTACCTTTTATATTTACTAACAATCCACAACTTTCTTTAGGGTCTTCTATTTTTGCATGGGCTAGTGCCTCTTGTTTCCAAGTCATCCAATAAATGTACCAATACTAGGAAATAATGCCCTTGTACATTGTCTACCAATTCTTACACCTGCTAAATCAAAAGATGCAGCTAGTTCAAATGTAACCACGTTTCTATTTTCTGCTGATTTTCTTGCAATAGTATATGTTATTTCCTCTTTTGCAGAAGGATCTGGTGTACCTAATGGATTTACCTGCTGTGTAGAAGTTGTAGTTGTAGTTTGTGTAGTTGTATTAGGGTTGTTCATTGTTATTGTATTACCCATGCCATTGCCATGTACTGTGCAGTAATATCTAAGGTCACTAGGTGCAGAAGGATATGCAGGTTGGTAAACAACAGTAGCATCAGTTCCTAATGTTCCAGTATTTGTTGTTGTCTGTTGTCCACCTGCATCAGATTTTATTCTTAATGGATGTCCTACATTACTACTGTGTGATTGATTAAATGTATATGTACTACCACGTTTCATTGTAATTACTGGTTTTTGTACGCCATTTATTGCAAAAACATTATTACCACCGCTATCCTGTACAACTGTTACTGTATAAGTAACGCTTTCTGCATCTGCTGGATCAGCTATTGTTGTTGTAGTGGTAGAAGATGTAGTAGTTACTGGAAAATTAACAGCATCAATATATTTAGCAGTTGTTCTTATTCTTTTCACAGTTGCACCTGTTAGATCATTACCTGTAGTAACTGTATTTACGTTCAATAATATTGCTGTGATTGTGCCTAATGCGTTACTAATACTAATTGTAGGTCTAGGTATCTGACCACGTTGATATGCAAAACCACTTGCCTCTACAGGAAAACGTAAATATGAATTACCAGCAAAAACTACTTCACCATTCAAATTTAAATTACTTCCAGCATGAAATCTATAGGTTTGTGTAGAACCATGTAATGTAGCGTCAGTTGTCAGTTCAAATAATTCAATTACAGCAGATGGATTAAGACTTTGTAAGTCTGTAATAATAGGTGCTGTACTCATGGTTCGTACACCTCTCTAAAAGTAGCTGTAATAGTAGCCCTGTTAGGTAAATCTATTTTTTTAGACCATGAATCACAAACAAATTTATAAGATGTGCTTTCACCTGGTGGTGTGTAATCAAAACTAGCCCTATCTGCTGCCCTGTCATCTAAAAATGTTTCTATAGTATCACTATCTGATTCACTTAGATAATTCCATCCAAGACTATACACCTTACCATTTTGATGTTCACTTAGTCCTAGCTGTATTCTGTGTTCATATCCGTCAGCAAATCTTATAATCCTAGTATTAGGTGCTGATCTTTTTGTAACGCCATAACTAGCTTCTATAGATGGAAATGTTGCCATTATGCTAATAATCCTCCTGGTCTTTTTTGCTTAATTAATTCTGATTGTATTGCAGCAGCAATAGCCCTTCCAAATTCTCTACCACCTTGTTCATTACCTTCTACAGAACTACCAGAAGCATCTACATTAACAACAATATTACCAATACCACCGCCTGTTGATTGTACACCTAGTTTTCCATTACTACCTCTGCGTAGAGGTAATATTGCCTCTGCACCTGCCTCACCCATAAGACCAATACCATTAGCCATAGGAAAAATAGTCGGTTTAGTAACAACACCGCCATAAGCATATTTTTGTACCTTTCCATCAACAAAAGCATTACCATCTGCATTTTTAAATATATCAGTTATAAAATTAGTAAAAGGTGCTGTTATTGTTTGCTGTATAGCAATACGTACCATATCTGAAATAATACTGTTAGCTAAGTTTCTAAAACTTATAGTTCCCTTCATAACAAACTCTACTAAAGCATCCTCCATACCTTTAATACCCTTAACAACAACATCACCCATAGCATCACCAATGCCTTTTATACTCTTCTTAAATGCATCAAGTTTTGCAATCATAGCTTCACCAAAAGTTCTATTAAGCATATTTCCTGTTCTTCTTCCGTAATCTTCACCTGCTTCTGCTGTACCTGTATATATTTTTTTAAATATTGCCATATCTTTTTCAAATTGCTCTCTAGTAACAGTCAAACCATTTTGTAATTCTTCATATGCTGCTTTAAAATTAAATTTTGCAGCTTGGTACGCTGCTTTTGATACTGCGACAATAGTATTACCTAAGAACCTAAAACCTGCTACAACAGTAAATAAACTAGCAGCTAATGTTTTTATAACAAAATTAATACTTTTAAATAGAAAAGTTAAATCAGCACCATCTTTAGTAATATTGCTGAACATTTCTGCAAGATTATTTAGGGTTGGTAATAGATGGTCTACCATTTGTGAAGTAAAACCTGCAAATTTAATACCTAAACCTGTCATCTGATCGTTAAAATATTCTGCATTTTGCGCAAATCTTCCTGATACCTCAAAATTAAATTCCTCTAGTGATCTTTTACCGTCATTTAGAAGATTAACCATTTGCGCCCCTGACCTGCCGAATATTTCCATTGCAATGGCTGTTTTAGTTACGCCATCTTCCATTTGTGTAAATTTATCTGATATTTCGCCTAATACCTGTGAATTAGTTTTTAAATTACCATCTGTATCTCTAACAGATATTCCTAAATCATCAAAAGCATCTTTATATGTAGCAACACCCTGATCAGCCTCCCTCATAGATTGTGCTAACCTTCTTAAACCCTTTTCTATTGTTTCCTGACTAACACCAGCTAATTTTCCAGCGTTTACATATGACTGTAATGTATTAGCTGCTATTCCTGTCTGTATTTCTAACTTACCAAAAGCATCTGCTGTATCTATAGTGCCTTTCACCATACGTACAAAAGCACCAGCAGATAATATTAATCCTAATGTTGCAAATGTCTTATTAAGTCCAGACATTGCCATGCGTAGGTTTTTAACTCTGCCCTGTACGCCCTGCATGGAATTGCCAAGACGTTTTATAGATCCTGCACCTACAGTTTTTGCTGCTACTACTAAATCAAACTTTGCAGCCATTTATTTATTCTCCTTACTAAGCGTCTGTAATATTGCAGCTTCTATAACTTGTATGCTTTCCATTAAGTCTATAGGCTTATCTGTATACAGTTTAATCATTTCTATCACAGATGTATAGTCTAAACCAATAATTCCACCCATACCTACACGCCATTGCGTTTGTACTTTTACAAACATCATTACAGCTTCCCAGTTTTCTTGATAAACGTAAAAATTTTTATCAACTTCTTTTTTTTCTACAGTAACACCTAATACTGCATCATCTTCTGCTGTTTTATCAATGACAGTTGAACCAGAAGCCCAATATTCACCTGCCCCTATAAGTTTTTTATGTTCTTATTTTGACAAGATTCTACAAATGCATAAGATATTGCAGTTGCAACACCTCTTACATCTAATAAAATATCTCTATTTTTTTTATTAAATTCAACTTCCGTACCATCTGACATTTCTAAACCTTCCCAACCTACTAATATTTCTTTTGCTACATCTACATCTAACATTTCTTGATTTGCAACCTGTTTCATCATTTCCTGTAATCTGGATTGTGAAATGTTTTTAAATTCTGCATAAAAATCCTGTGTTTCTGTTTTTTTACCTACAGGTACTTCTATTTCTACTTTGCATTTGTAGGTATTGCTTTGATCTAAAACAAAAGCCATTTAATTAATAGTATCTACAAACTAGGGTAAACCCTTTTTATAATCTATGCAACTTTAGGTATAGACCAAACTAAATTCATTATTAGCTGATGCTGTAGGTGTTGCCATGAAAGGTAAATTAAGCATTGTTATACCATCTGATTCTGAATAAGTAGGCTGCCCTAAATCAGTTTGTGGACAAGAGACAGTAACCTTATTACCTGCTGTAGTTCCATGTAGCCATGTGTTTGTGCCAGTTGATGTGCCAGTATAATCTGTAAAAAAGTTATGGGCTGATAAAGCTGGTGATTCTATAACTGCTGTACCTGATGGCCTGCGGTCTGTAATTAATACTTCTTTAGTACCACCTACTAATTCTCTATAAATTACTTCGTTATTAAAATCTAAATTCCATGATTGTAAAGCTGCTGCAAAACCAAATATTGAAAAGTTGGATGTACTGCCATTTTTAAATATAAGCGGTGATGCCTGGTTACTAACTGTTACAGAAGGTAACGCATCATCAGTAGGTGCAGAAAATAATCCTGTCAAAGAAAAAGAGATACGTGGAATGTTATTTACCTCACAGGTCATACTAAACGTGCCTCTACAACCTTTAACAATATGCCTAATGCCATCATAATTAACAAATAATGTAACGCTGTCTGATGGTGTTGTAACAGGTGCATAAGTAACTGTATTACCACCACTAACAGTTTCAGATAAACCACACGCTTTTAATATCGCACCATACTTAGGTGCAGTACCAGCAGATCCACTACCAGACATTTCTACATCAAAGGTTACATTAACTCTTGTATTCGCAGGTATGACTTCATAGTTACCCATATATGGCCTTATTAAATCTCTTGATACTTCATCACTTACAATAGGTTCTATATTTAAATCTATAACCTGTACATAGTTAGCACTACCTGTAGGGTTAGGGTTTGTACCATAACTAGATTCTGCTTTAGCTAATATGCTTCTTTTTCTGTGTAGCTTTGGCATTGTTACATTAAATCAGTATGTTTATATAATATATGTTTTTAGTAAGAAACACCATCTATTGCGTTAAATCGTCTATTTCTGTTCTATATCGCACTATATATTCAACTCCTATAACTCCACCAGGCTGATCTGCGTCTAATAATTCAAAAGAAGTATCTGATGGTTGTACATCAATAGCTAAATTATTAACTGTTAAATCTGCCATTACTTTACTATGCAAACTTTCTACAGTTGCATCTGCCACATTATCAGGTACATCACCCCTTACTATTACACTTATTCTTACTGTTAGAAAATGGTCAAGTGTAGGTAATGATGTGTTCTGTTCGACAGTATCACTAACAGGTTCTAGTACTAATGCAGGTGATTCTCCTCTTGTTAATGGTACTACCCTGCTTCTGTAGATTCTTGTACTGACTCCTGTTGTATTAGCAAGGGTTGTAAGTAACCTTGCCATAATTTGTTCACGTTTAGTAGTCATGTTTTCTGTATTGCAATTTCACAAAATGCACCGTCATCTAACTTTCTTACTTCTCTAACTGTATATGCAACAGAATCAACAGTAATAGATGCACCTGCAACTAAACTACCAAAGTCACTAACTCTTGCTGTAAGTTGATAATCAGTACTGATAATCTGATTGCCAGCTAAAACTAAATCAGGTTGTTCTAATATGGCCTTTGCAGTAGTTCCACCAGATGTACAGCTAACACCAAAATCAGCTAAATATACTGTTTGATCTTCACTTATTTGCATTACCTTTAGATGCTACTGGTTTTTTTGGTTTTGCTGTTTCTTTATATTCTTCCGCTTTACCAATACTGATAAGAAAAGAAGCATCTGCACTAGATAAATCATAAGTTTTGCCAGCCTCTAAACCAACACCACTTGCACAAACGTCTTTTAAACACTTAATTTTCATAAAAAAAAGGGGTAGATAACTACCCCATATAGTAAACCAATTATGTAGTTACGTCTAAGATTGCAGCAAATGACTGTGCGTGTCTAACAGCAACATCAAATGCAACTACACCCTTGATACTTACCAAGTTCTTGGCGAAATCATCACTATCTTCACCTGCTGTAATTTCAATACCAGATCCGTATAGACCTAAGATTGCTTGGCTAAAGTCACCCATAACAACAGCAGAACATGAACCAGATGTAGAACCCTTAGTTAGGTTGCTAGGTACTTGGTTTGTCATTGCTAAAGGATAACCATTAACAGCAACAGGTGTAGCACCTCTACCTAATGCCTGTAGGTTGTTGTTAACTAAGTACTCACCACCAGATGTCTTAAGTTTCTTAATAGCACCCATTACTTTAGCGTTGGTTACATAAGAAATAGAATCAGCGTTAACACCTGCATTATCTTCCATGATTGCAGTTTCTAGGTCGATTAGCTTATCAACTGTGATAGCACCACCATTAGTACCGATTGCAACAGAACCAATACCAGATGTCTGCATGATACCTGTAGGCTGACCTGATGAACCAGAACCATTTAAGATACCTAAATCTAGACCAACATTAATACCATCAAGAATATCAGTTCTTACTAGATCCTCAATTCCTGGTGTTGACTGTATAAGCATATTTCTAGAAAACTTAGATAATGTGCCTAAAGTCTTAGGTGTCATTGAGATTTGATCGAACGTACTTTCTGCCTGAGATAGTGCAGTAGTTTCATTAGCAAGATAGCCAGTAGATGCAACACCTGATCTTCTAGGTATAGCAACATCACCAACTAAACCAGAAAGTGTTTGTACACCTAAACCAACCATTACTGTGCTGTTTCTTAGTGCCTCAATAAAGTCATCAGCAAGTAAATCTGTTGCAACAATGTTACCTCCTGTATTAGCTGAAGTTGTAACGTATGTAGCTCTTTTTGCTAGTGAGCTATAAGGAATAAACAAAGAAGATGAGCTATTAGATCTCTGTGAATCTTTTGCTATCTGCTGTGAAATTTCTCTAGCAAAACCAGATGCCTTGTCTGACCAATCATTTGTTAAAAGACCTCTGATACCAGAAGTAATTTTGTAGTCTCTTGCATACTGCTCTCTTTCTTTTGGTGAAAGCTGCTCTTCAATAGGCTTTGCTGTTTCTACAGGCTTTGCATCTATTCTTTCTAAGATAGCTGCTCTGCATGAATCTACAGAAGAACCATTGTTAATTAACTGTTCTGCTAGGTCATCAAAACCACGCTTAGAACACATTGCGTTGATCTCTCTAATTCTTGTGCGTTCTGCTGATGCTGCTTTTTTAGTAGCTTCACTACGCACAACTTCTAGATCAAGTTGCTCTTTTTCCATAGTTAGTTGTTTTTTTGAAATGGGCTGTTGTGCGTCAGTTGACGCTGCGTATACACGCTTACTGTCTACTATATCTTGTTTTTCTACACTAGGCATAGTGTTGTCATCAATTAAACCTCTACTTATCCCTACATCTGGTGCTGCAGGTGATGCAACAACACTTACTTCATGCGGTTCCCATCTTGTAGCTAAAAATGCGTTACTTCCATCTATTTCACGTTCTTCCATTTCTAAAATGCGATAACCCACGCTAATTGACGATAAAATGCCATCATCTATATCTCTTTTTACCTCTTGTGCCTTAGCATTTCTGCTTAATTCAACAACTGCCCTACCTTTTTTCTTTTCTTTATCTAAATATGCATTTCTAACAATACCTATAACAGAATCCATATTGTGATTCCATAATACAGGTGCTACCCCACCATTTAACCTTCCAAAATCTATAGAACCCTCGTCATGGCTTAGTATTTCAGTACCAAATGATCTTTCTACAGGATATTCAGAACTAAAACTAAACTCATAGGTGTTATCTTCTTTTGCAGAAAAAGATGTTTCACCACTACGTTTTAATACTTTTGTAACACTTCTTAATGAATCTATCTTAGTTAATGTGCTGAATTTATGACCTACCTGTACATCTGTCTTTTCATATTCTCCATCATCTTCTCTAAAAACACTTATTAAAGCAGCAGGGTCATCTTCTGTGCCTGTAATTTCAAAACTAGAATCAGGTACATTGATAGTGCCATCACGCACAATGCGATCTATCTGACCTCTTGCAACACCACCGCTTGCGTTCCATCTAACATAATCACCTACAGATAATTCATCTGGTTCTGCACGTTTAGCTGTACGTTTTGTTTTAGGCATAGCGTCATTGTTTCTTAATTCTTTTATTCTAGCTGATTTTGCGTCAGAAAAACTTTTACCTGCATCACCACCCCATGCAGCCCACGCTACTCTGCCATTACTAGGGTAGCCATCTTCACC